AACTTTGTCCGCAACTTCACCAGCCTCTCCGGCCAAACCGAGAGCGGGGTACGTCACCTTAGAAGATTCGGGATAGATGGCAAACTTACGCGCTTGCATCTGGTAGTTGTTGAGGTTCCAGTTATCTCTGATCATTGTTTCTTTCCGAAGGTTACTTTGACTATGTTCGAATCCGAAAGGTGTTCAATAGATGGACCCTCTTCTTCCTCGACATACTCCATCATTCTTTCCTGTTCTTCCCTGAACGCTATTCTTGCGAGGCCCGCTGCACCGATTCGTTCCAGATCGTTCTCCACAAGTTCGAGGATTCCGTTCAGAATAACCTCACCTGTCTCAAAATACTCACTGAATTCTTCGGTATCCTCTGTGGTGTCATAGGCGGAAAGATAAAAGTTATTCTCATCATCCGACCTCATTATGATGTACCACCTCTCAGGAAGCAGTGACGCCTTTTCTAGTTCTACTTCGTCTACGGCCATTACTTTAACCACTCCTCTGGTACAGAGCCTTCGGCCCACATAAATCCATGTCTGTCGGCCCAAGCGCCGTAGGTAGTCTTACTGCCTTTGTATATCTTATTTCGTGCATTTTGAAATATTATGCGGATGTCGTGGTCGGGAAACTGCTCTTTAATAAGCTGCATCTTTACACGGTCACCCTTATCAAAATACCCTTTGACTTCAATAAAGATCTTCTGTTCAGGAAGATAGAAGTCAGGTACGTAGGTGCGGGGCTTGGGTATGTAAGTTAGTTTCGTTTTTTCGTATTCGTAGGAAACATCCTTAGAAGTCAGTGATCTGGCAATGGCCAACTCTATCCCCGAACGAAACCCAGCTTTACGAGCAGAGGATGCCTTCATAGAACCATTCCTACCGATCCTAGCCTTTTGAGAACGTACCCCGCGACCTTCGGGGACAGTCTTGCGAGGAAGTCCAACTCGTTTGTCAGAGGACTCAAAGGAACGCATACATTAACTCCAGACTGTGAAAGTATACTAATCTTACTGATTTCTTCTTCAATGAGGCGTATGTCTCTGCTCTCTGTCTCTGCAGAGAGATGCCCCAAATCTGAAAAGTCTTCTCGCAAAGTAAGAGGAAGAGCGCGATCACTTTGGCGAATCCGTTTTAGTTTACGCTCTCCCCCTACTTTTTTGTGAGACTCAATGATCACATGGTACATGTCATCATTAAGATCAAACAGTTCTTGCGAGTAATCTCTGACGAATATGTAAGGCACGGGCTTACATCTCCTTCTTCTTCAACCGAGTGTACCACACCTTTGGCGGGTTCTTTGCCGCAGATGTAACCTTCGGATGAATCTGTGCGTCAGGCCAACAGTGATGCCTGTACCCACAAAGATTGCACTCTTTTGCCAGAACCTTATTGCCTGTACGAATCACTTCACCTTGACGCTTGTAAGTCTCAAACGTGTCAGGATATGGCTTGATTGGTTTGACATTTGGATCTGACAATAGTTTGACACGGCGCTTGGCTTCCTTGAGATACTCGTCCTTGTCATCCTGTGACCAGTCCGGAACCTCTACGACAGCTATCTCGCCGCTTGATTTATTGACGACAATCCATCCCCCGAATGGAAGCCCCACTGCCTCTGAGTACAAAAAGCCCTGCATGACATAGCCAAATGGATCGTCTCTTTTAATCCCCTCGTATCCGTCGAAACCAGTGAACTTCTGTTTGAAGGCATAGTCGCTTGCAGACTTGATGTCCCACACCTTTTCCTGTCCAGTCTCATCACGCAGGATAACGTCGAGCGTACCCCTTATGACAGTACCGTCAAGATCCAACTCAACTTGACGCTGATAGTCTACAACGTCAACACCTGCTTCTTTCATGATCAGCATGACGATACTTTCAGTGATATCGCCAAACAGGAATCTGAAAAGAGTGTTGTACGACATCGACTCTTCGACGCCGTGTTTGTCAAGTATCTGTTGACACACAGGACGGCCAAGGCCAGACATACGTAAGCGCCATTCACGCTTTGTACGGGCCATCTGATCTGCGGTAGATGCCCTGCAGTCCTCTGCGAACTCTTTAAGAACTGACGGGGGAACATCAGTGTCCCCCCGCAGTGCCCTCGACATAAAGTCTTGGATCTTAAGCAGCGTCAGCATCGTTAAACGCCGCTGCAAGATCAACGTCCTCATCAGAAGACGCCGCCTTCTTGGCCTCACGATAGTCTGCCATCACACTATCGTTGTGTGCCTTTACAGTCTCCGCAAAAAGAGTGAACAGATCTTTGTCACTTTCACTGATTGTGACACGATCACCCTCTGAGGCTACCGGAGTCCAGTAAGTTACGCTGCCCTTCTTGTTCTTGGCAGTGGTCAAGTTCATGACTACTTGCGCCATAAGAAGGTTCTTTTTAGTCAGGCCATCGATAAAGTCAGCGATTGGCTTGAAACCGGAACGCTTGAAGTAAGCGATCATTGGCTCCTCTGCAATCTCTACCTCTACACCGTCAGCATCCGTAAAGGTGCCGGAGATGCGTCCGTAGATAACCTGATTACAGACAACATCCCTAGACTTGAGATAGTCTGCATCATCTTTGGCGAGAGCGTTCTCTTCGTCACGAGTCAGACGGCCACACTTGTTGCCGCCAGTGCTATCGGGAAAAGTACCGCCGAACCCAGTCTTTTGGACAGACTTAGCGGCAAAGCCACCACGCCCCTCGTTGAGGGTAGCATCCCAAAGGCTGTATTCATACGTGCGAAGAAGTGGCCGTACAGATACGTTATCTGAGTAAATGAAACGACCTTCATGGTACATCTTCCATGAGCCACGAGTGAGGGGCTTGCCGTCTTCTGTCTCAGCTTCGTAGTTGATGTTAAGACGAGGAAGGCCAACCTTCTCTTTTTGGACAGCGCCCTGTCCGGTCATCTGCATCAGTGCGTCTACCTCGTCGTTACGAAACGCCGTGGCCATTGCACCAAAGTCTTCTACTTCCATAAGTTCATTCCCATCCATGATCCTTAACTCCTTATCGTCAGGTGGTAGATTGATCTTATCCAAATACCTGTTCCAAGTCAAGCCAATTTTTTCCGGCTTTGATTTCAATGCCAACAGGCATGTTGTAAGAGACGCCGTACCGACGCATTGTCTCAAAAGGCAACGACAGCATGGCGTCTTTCATAAGTTCAACACAGGTGTCAAACTCATCTGGGTGTGCATCCATCACAATCGAATCATGCACAGTGTTACAAATCACACTCTTTATTCCTGCGTCAAGGACTTTCTTTTGTAGCGACACTAAAGCTGCCGGAAGAAGGTCAGCAGTGGCGAATCCTTGGACGGGGTAGTTACATATCGAGGTACGGTGCGTGGCTGTACCGTAGTTCGTCCACCGTGCGTCAGGGAAGGCGTACTGACGACCTGACGGTAGGGTAACCACTCTTTTCTCTACAGCCTGTTTCTGGAGTTCCTCGTGCCATTCTGTGACGCCCTCATACTTTTCCTTAAATGCACGATAGTATTCCTGCTGTGCGGGTGTCCCGCTTGTGCCGCCGTAAAGAGGCTTAAACGTGTGTGCCTTTGCCTCTTGACGGCTGCATCCGATGATTGAAGCAGTGAAGTTGTGTACGTCCGTTCCTTCACGCACGTCAATGTACGCCTGTGCGTCGTTGGCAAGGAAACCAGCTACACGAAACTCTAGCTGAGAGTAATCACCCTCAATGATCTTTCCCCCGTCGAACCGGCTCTCGACTACCTTACGAATCTCAAAGGTGTTGCCACGAGGCATGTTCTGGAAGTTTGGGTTACGAGATGACAGACGACCTGTCGCCGTAACACACTGCATAAACTCAGGGTGAATGAAGCCCTTGTCGTCAACGTTGTTTTTTATACCTTCAACAAAAGTGTTAAGGTAGGTACGCAACGCATTGTATCGAACATACTTTTCAGCGAACACACGGGCTGCACCGGACAGTTCGAGGGCACGTTCTTCCAGAGTCTCGCGGTCTGTTTTGAACCCGGCAGCAGCCACGTCACGAACATTCCGAGGAATCATCTTGAATCCAGCCACCTCTCCGGTGGAACGATAGATGACGCCGGAGCCATCACAGGAACGACAGATTCGCACTGCCTTACCCACAGTGCCATCCTTCTTTAGCGGATTGAAGCGGCCCTCGCCGCGACAATCAGTGCATTGTGATCCCACTGCTTTGTAAAATATCTTGGTGTTATCACTCACTGATCTGCGAAACTGTTTAGGTGTCATGAACGTGCGCTGCTTTGGCTTCATCGTCGCACCGCGCTGTTCCATGCCAAGATTAAACAGTGCCTTCCACTGCGGCTTGTCTTTTACGACACGCGAATACATCAGCATCGAACGATGATCCGGGCTTGTCAGGCTGATAGGCCAATCCCCAACAGCATCACGGGCCATTTGGTTCAGTTCTTCTTCTACCTGCACAAGTTCTTCTTTGTACTGCTCTTCGATCTTATGAAGAGTGTCGAGGTTCACACGCAGACCGTTGTGTTCGATCTGCGACAGAACATCTGTCATCTCAAGCGACAGCTTTAGAGTTGGCACTAGGCTCACTGATTATCTCCTCAAATGTAGTGTCGTATACCTTTAGCTGTTCAAGAGCCACCTCTTCTGTGGCCATGACATCTGCTATTCCGTATTCTCGTACGATCTCCCACGGTATCTCGTAGAACGTGTACCCATCCTTAAGATAGTCCGCAACAAGGTCTTTCTCCTTTTGGGTGCCACCATACTTCCCTGCAATAGCAGCAAGGCTAAGAGGCCAAGTTTGTGATCGGGCCAGAATATATTCCGCAACCATCGTATCATATAACGCTCCATTGTAAACGAATCCGCACTGACGAATCCAGTTTATGTCAAACTTGATATTGTGACCTACAACAATATCGGCGTGGTTTAGGGCCAACTGAAAGAGATCAAATGCACCCTCAGTCGGCGGTTCTGTAGCGTGATAGTAGCAGTCGTAGGTCACGGTACTGTTCAGCCATTTGTACCCTATCGACACAAGGTTGTTTCCGAAGTAAGGCAGAGGTGTGGTTCCGCCGCCCCTCTTCTCGACGTGTGTCGTCTCAACGTCAAAGGTCAGTACATTCATTAGTAGTACACTCCCTTTTGAACGTCGATCTGAGTGTTGATGGCTCCGTGCCATCCGTTCAGCTTGTTTTTTGAGATGCAGAGAAACCGCATGGTGTTTTCCACATCACTGCTTCCTGTCTTGGCGATGCCGATGATGATGTCTGCCTCACCGGCTTTACCGGTCTTAGAGTTATCCATCATGGCATAGTCAATAAATTGACGGTCGTGTGCATCGTTTGACGCTTGGCTGACAGCCCATACAAGTGCGCCGTTACGCTTGGCTATCTCTCGCGCAAGAACGTATGTCTCCTTGAGACGCTCGTCCCCACGGTTGTATTCACCGTTGATCCGGAACTTATCAAGCTGATCCATAAAGATGATGTCTGGTTTGTTCAGCTTAATAAACTCGTCAGCCTCTTCCATTGACGTGCCAACTGCCGACATGATCCGGAAGTAAGGTGCAATCTCATCTATGTACCGCTGAGTAAGTTCGTGCTTCCGTTCTTCAAGTTCTTGGCGAGTGACCGCAAAGTAACTTTGGATAAGACGCAGCTTAATCTTTTCGGCAGGTTCCTCGTTGGCCCAGTACACTACTTTGAATCCTTGACGTACATACGACGCCGCAAGGAAGCAGCAGAACGTAGTCTTACCTACCTCTGGACGGGCAAAGATAATTCCGAGGTTACCCCGATCCAGACCGTCAATCTTCTCGTGGATCAGGTCGAATTCGAAAGGGAAGTCTTTCGCACCGCCGTGTTTGTCAAGTAACTCTACAAGATCATCCGTGACCTCGCTGTAGGTTGTCTTGTCGGCTATGCGGCCATCTTCGACGGCATCGATCATCTTCCTCAGTTCACCAAACTCTTCACTTTCACCTGTAAAGATTTCGATGGCCTTTTCACCTATCTGACGCGCACGATCACGCAGCCAGAAGTTGCGGACCATATCCATGTGAAGGTCACTGTTTTCCGGATTACCCGGCTCCAACTGACTGATCAACTCCTGTGCCTTTTCCCGACTGGAATCAGGCATGGCAGGATTACGATCATTGAACAGTATAGCCAGTTCTCCGATGGTCAGATCTTTTCCGTACTTGGTGTGTGAAAAAGATATCGCATCAAAAACGTCTCGCATCTCACGGGTGAACATGTCCCGCGACACAGTGTTCGACGCCTTGGAAAAGAATTCTGCACTGAGGCAGAATCCTAGTATGTGTTTATCGATTGAGTTGGGATCGTATGAAGTCATCTCGTTCTTCCTTTACCATGTTCTTCAAGTCGGTGTGTAAAACAGTGAGTTTGGTAGATACTTTCGTACTCAGTGTTCGAACCATATCGATTGCCTTGTCAGTGGCGTCCTTGTCAAGAGCCACAAAGACTCGTTCAAACTTTGACAGAAAGTCTATGTGTTCCTGCAGGAGGTTTGTACCCAACAAGGCTACCCCCGTCGCCAGTGGATGAACAGCGCAAGCAGAAACGCAATCTTCCACAACAAAGGCACTATCATGTGTACCGCAATGAAAAGGATGTCGGCTACTACCGTACCGATACCACTTGGGTCCAACTCCATGAATCAGTCTCCCTGCCGCATCTACAATCTTCCCTTTATTCTTTACAATAAAAACCAGTCGTCCACGCTTGAAGTCCCAGCGCAGATCGACAGCGCCAGACAAGTACGCATCATACGCCCCGTATTTTCTAAGATACAGTTCTGCGTCGAGACTGCGGCCCACTGACACAAAAGTATCAGGAACTACAAACTCAGCCGGAGTGGCGGGTGCCACAGGCTCTTTTTTGACCGGTGATTTGAATGCCCGCTTGGCGTACTCTTTTGTCAGAGTAACACCCGTGTAACCTTTTACGTTACAGTCAGCGTGAAAGCAGTACCACTTTCGTTGGTGGCCATCATCTGTTACACTGAATGTATTCTTTGCGCCGCAGACTGGACAGTCATACCGGGCGGTGGTACACGCAGGAATGTCAAGAGATTCAACGTGGCCCGGAAGCCAGCTTGATGAGGTCATCTCGTTTCTCCATGTTCTTTGTCAAAGACAGAACGCGACAATACGGCCAAATAAAAATCGTGTCAAACACAAAATGTCGCTTGACCCAGCTTGACAAATCGTGTACGCCAATAGAGACACTTACCTATAGGGGAAACCTATTTATGAAAAAGATAAATAAAATCAACCCTATAGCTAGAGAGTTACCTAAGTTTGGGAAAAGAGTAGTACCCGATAAACGAAGAAAGAAACTAGAAAAACAGTTAAAGAAGGAAATCCGAGATGGCAAGACCAGCGAAGATTCTTGAAGAAACCAAAACCTACAATCTTCTGATGACACTGGATCAGTACGACAGACTGGCGGCTCACTCAGAAAGATTACAGAAGACAAATCGTGGACAGATAGCCGTGGCAGATTTGATTCGGGACGCTATCGATGTCTACCTTGAAGTTCTTGACGAGGATGTTAATGAAGAAGATTAAATTTTTCCAAGATCGTATGAAGCTGTTTAAGGACCGCAAGGGTAACGTTCTTGTGCCTTACGTTCATTCAAAGAACAATCGACATGAAGTCGTAGCCCCAGTGTCTTCTGTGCGGATCGGTGAGACAGAAAGAAACGCTGTGAAATCAAAGCAGTGTGTGGATTATCCGAAGTGGTCAGCGGTCTACATTGGAAAAAGTGAAGCCGACTGCAAAAAATGGCTTGACCAGTATCGGGAGGCCGTAGTAAAACTGTGCATACCTTACGAGGTGTCCTGACAATCACATTGCGGATATTGGAGTTCTGTTTTCGTTGTCTTGACTCTGATTATCCCCGAAGAGGGGTGAGGCAGGGGTACACCCCGTAAGGTAGATTTTCAAATAGGAGCGTGTTGTGTTAGAATCAGAAGATTATATGGTTGTGGATGATTTCTTGTCTCAAGAAGAACATCAGCATATTTATCAGAGACTTATGCACGGTGCAGAAGGCACCATGAACTTTGATGATCTTCAAAACGCTGTTCCTATGTACTATAGTCGTTCCGTCGCTGATGACGATGATATAAACGGTTCCGGCTATTTTTATAATATACTGTATCGTCAGCCTTATCCTGTAGGCGATTACTTCGATATTATCTGCGCCCCCCTCTTGTCTAAGATAGATTTTAAGGCACTTTTAAGGGTTAAAGTCAACTGGTTCCCCAGAACATCAGAAGTAAGACAAAACGGTATGCACCAAGATTATCCGTATCTAGTCGATAACCTTCTATACTCTGTAAATACTTGCGATGGATACACAACACTTAATTGCGGTACTAAGATAGAGAGTGTCGCAAACAGGGCTTTAATATTTAGAGGTGACTTACCTCATTGTAGTTCGAGTACCAGTAACAAGCCTTTGAGGTGTAACATCAATATCAACTTCCTTTTTTCTTAATGCGGGGCTAGTGGTGTCGTAAGCCTTCTCCACCGGTTTTGTATCTACCGGGCGCATTGAAAAGATACTAAACACTTTGAGAGGGACTGGTTTGTGGGTTAGCCGGTCCCTCTCTTTTTTTTTGTGTTGACAGGACATGATCTATACCTGTATGACTAATTAACAACGTAATGAGAGGAGAGGCACATGCCCTATTTCGCACTTATAAATCAAGGGACTGCAGACGAAGAGATGACTTTTGGCTTGGAGACTGTAGAAATTGTAGAGAATTTTGTGGATCAGAATGTGAAGTCTGGTCACTACGAGCCACTCAAAGATAATCTGATAACTGTTACTATCCTAGATATGGCGTATCGGATGGATGGCACTAGAGAGGTGAAGAAAATGTATCTCTGGGATTTTGATTACGGTGCCCCAGTCAAGGTAGAAGAGAAAGAAATTATGTCTCACCTCGGATTGAAAGACAGCGAGGAAGAGGTGCCGAGCGATGACTGAGGAACTGCCATTCAATCACGAGCCGTGCCTCAATCATTGGGCGAAGTGTATCGCCGATGATGACATAGCTACAGGCTATCACACGAACTGGCATCACGCCTATGAGAGTGCATGGTATTGGCTGGATGCTGAGTACAATTACAGCTACGAATACCAGTGGAGGTGAGCATGACTAAACGCTTCTATATTGAAGTTACTTGCGTTCCGTTCGAAGGCAAGCTAACGATAGACGTTGACGCTGGTTCAGAAAAACAAGCGTGGGAAAAGGTGAACGACATCATGTCCCGCAGACTGTGCCAGTTGAAGACGATTCACGTTGACCACGACATAGGTCACAAACCGGGAGAAAGAGATGCGAACGATTGAGAACCACGTTGAACGCTGTTGGTGCTGGAAGTGTGGTGGCCACGCAAAGGTTGAGGGGACACGCGCTGTCCCTGATCCCATCCGTGGCGGTGACCTTGAAGAGGTCTGGATTGAGTGTGATGTGTGTCACGGCAGCGGAGAACGTTACCGTGCCAAGCTGACGCAGACCACAATCATCCGCGCATTTCTTACACAGGCGAAACATGCCTTGGAAGATATCGAACTGACAGACAGCGACCTTGACAAAATATACACACAAATAGATCAAGCTGTGGCTGACGTTGAAAACTACGAAAGAAAGGTGGGGACACGTGAAGAAGAGTGACTGGATAATTGTGTACGCTTACGGCGAGTGGCAAGTCTCTGACGGCCCTGTCGGCAAGCGCAGTACGTCTTACGATTTCAAAACACGAAAGGAAGCGGAAGAATGGGTAAAGTCAAGGACTGGGTAATTGAGATGGAAGAGGACGCATCGTACATGACGCGCCAAGAATTCGTTGACAAGCACGGTGAAACAGTGATCGAATTGTACGACGAACTCCAACTGAAATGGCAGTATGATCATGCAGAACCACCCGAACCGGATTTCGATGCTGACTGAACCGGAAGACGATCCGCGTCTGGAAAATGTAGCTGACAAATTGGCGACACTAAGACGACAAATCGATGACGCAGATTGGCACGACAAACCAGTGACAAATGCACAACGCAATCTAGCGCGGCATCTGACAAATCTGTTACACAATGGAATTCTGTGGGAGCCAAAATTTTGACAAAGCTTCGACACAAGACAAATGACAAACGCACGACACTATCGCATGACTATCTTTGTGATAGGTGCAAGGAGCCAGCCATGACCGACGAGGGCGGGGCGTTGCGGTGTCCGTCCTGTTGGCTAAAAGAACAGGCAGGGAAAATAAAGCCTATTGACCGGGGCGGTTATTATCCAGTAACGTGACGGCTCACTGTTTTGGAGAAAACACGACATGAAAAAAGCTGACGTAAATAAACCAGCCCGGACCATGTATCCGAAAGCCCGCCGGTCAATCGCTGACTATCCGCACCGGGTTATTAAACGTGTAACCAATAAAAAGCTTTTTGATGGCGGCAAGCTTCCGACCATCCAAAAGGGACGTTTCAAAGGTTACGTTATCCACACGTTGACACTAGAAGAGCGGGCGACCTGTCCGCGTGACTGTTTCCACTGGGACGATTGTTTCGGAAACAATATGGCATTCGCTCATCGGCTGGAGCATGGCCCGGACCTTGAAGCCCGCATAAAAGAAGAGATAAAAGAACTATGCGCGACCTATCGCGGCGTCATCGTCCGCTTGCACGTTTTGGGCGATTTCTATTCTGTGCCTTATGTGAAATTGTGGGACGACCTTTTAGTGCGTCACGAAAATCTGGCCGCTTGGGGATACACTGCCCACAAAGCCCATCAGGGCATCGGGCTGATGATAAACCTTACCCAACAAAAACACGGGGAACGCTTTTCCATCCGTCACAGTAACGATGCACTGAATGTTTTTTCGGCCAACAGCCTTGAACTTGAAAAACCAGTGTCCGGTGTTTCCTTTGTCTGTCCTGAACAGACAGGCGACACTAAATCGTGCGCCACTTGTGCGTTGTGTTGGTCCGCACCCGACCGGCGCGTTTTGTTTGCGACACATTAAGAGGCGGCAAAATGAACGACACTATAGTTTCAAAAGAATATCTGTCTGGCTTCCGAGCGTCCCGGCAGGACATCTCGACCGGGGATATCTTTTGCATTCAATCTGCTATCGTGTCTTTTCACTTCGACCCGGCGGACAACGATTTTCAGCGGGGATATTTGGCTGGCCTTATTAGCTACGACAAACAGGGCGACACTAAACGGCGACAAACCGGCTGACACTAAACTGGGGACCGGCTAATGGTTTCTTGCACTGTCTTTTTTCGGGGGCGGGGTGAGACTTGCGGGCCGGTCGGATCGGCGGCGAGACGATGGGGCCGGTCGATCGAGCGGCGGGGGCGGTCCAGCAGCGGGCCGTCCCCGTTTTTTTGTTGGCATGTTTCTTGCCTTTGTGCCAAGATTCATTACCGGTCGCTTTTGACCGGCCAACAGCCGATGGAGAAAAGGCATGTTTGATTTAGTACCTACCGAAGAAAACACCGGAATCGTTCGCAAGGGCGATACCATCACCTACCAGCACAACAACGTCAGCGACCTGTCGCTCTATGACGATATGTGCAAGATCCGGAAAATTCCGATTGATGCCATTGTGCCCTTGGGCCAGTCCGAGATCGACGACGTGCAATTCGAAGAGCCGGAGCGGATGCCGGGATTTGTTGCGCTCTTTAATGAGGCCACCGGGGAAGTCATGCCGACCTGTCCGGTCAATGAAGATTACAAGCTGGAGCCGCACGACATTGTTTTTCATAAACAGGCGCTGCAGCTACAGGATTCGGATCTGCCGATTAATAACGTGACTGTGATTGATCGTCTGTTTGAAAACGGTTTGAAAGCCCACCGCACGGTTGTCTTCAACGATCTGCAGTCAGAGATATCCGGCGTGAAGGATCTGGTTCGCTGCCGGTTCGATATCTTCAACAGCGTCAACAAAAGCTGGGCCTTTCAGGTGTTTTCGGGTGCCTATCGTGACCTGTGCCGGAATACTTTGGTTTTCGGCGGTGAGAAAGCTTATCACCAAAAGAAGAAGCACACGGTGAATCTGGACACTGCCGCGATGACATCGAAGGCGATCAAGGGTCTTTCGTTCTGGGATACGTCGCGGGACGTTATGAAGAAATGGAACAACAGCCCGCTGTCGGTCCAAGCCTTTAGCGACATGTTGTCGGAGACGATCTGCAAGAAAACAGACAAGGCGGCAGAAACCGGCAAGACCTCGGCGGTCAATACAAAGCGCCTGAATTACCTTTTGTATCGTTTCGATGAAGAGCGGAACGAATTGGGCCGGACGCTTTGGGCCGCATATAACGCACTGACCCACTGGTCAACGCACACCAGTGAAACCTATGTGTTGGAAGACGGGAAAGAACGCACGACATCAACGAAAGGCGCAAAGGCCCATCAAGTTGAGCGGCAGCGCGAAGCCATGATCCGGGAATTGACCGAATCCGACCTGTGGGCGACGTTTGAGAAAAAGCCTGAATTAGTTGGGGGAAGCCTGTGACCGTATTGGTGACCCTGTACCGCACTGTGGGAATGGTCCTGTGGTGCCTTTTGATGATCCTTTTGATCATCGCCATCTGGTAAAACATGAAAGGAAACCAGACATGAGTAAAACAAGCCTCTTTAAGAATGACGCCATCCTTGATGCAGTTGTGAAGCTTGGAAACGAGATCGAAAAGCACGTGATCGCTACCCTTGGCGATTCCTTGCGGGCATCGATCCGGGAAGAGATCATTTCCGAGATCCGGGGAAAGCTGTTTGCGGATACGGTGGAAAATAGTGCCCCGCTGCCGGAATCGGACCCGCAGCCGATGACTGACTTGCACGGTGAGCCGGTAACCAGTGCGCCGGTAAAGAAGCATCGCCGCATTCCTGCCGAGTATTGGAAGACCTACCAGCGGCCACTGTCCGAGAAGCACCACGCGATGATCACTGTTTTACGCGGTGCCAAATGGCTCACCACCAGCCAGATTGCGAAGAGTGTTGACCTTAAGGCGACGACGGTCCAGCAGTATCTCTATGATCTGCAGGATCACGGCCTCCCGGTACAGTCACGCAAGACTAACTGGCGTTATGGCCGCAATGGTAAACGGGGCCATCGCAAGATGTACCGGCTTGCAGCCAGCCAGTAGATCTGGCATAAACTTAGGGGCGGGCCGCTGTTGGCCCGCTCTAACAGTCTGAAACAGGAG